GCAGTGATTTCTATTCCACAAAAAGCACCACAAGGGTCTATAATGAGAACAGAATCACCATTCCAACTTTTAGAACGAGTTAAGAAGGTTGCGACCGAATGGGTAAATGCGGGACATAGAAAAGGTTCTAATAGTCATAATGTATCGGCAACCATCTCATTAAGGGAACATGAATGGGACCCAGCAGGTGAATGGATGTGGGAAAATAGGAAATTCTATAATGGACTATCAGTATTACCCTATAATGGTGGAACCTATACACAGGCACCATTTGAGGACATCAATGAAGAACAGTATGAGGAGATGTTAAAAACTTTAACTGAAGTTGATTTATCTAAAGTAGTGGAGTTAGATGATAATACAAATCTGTCAGGTGAGTTAGCATGTGCAGGTGGAAGTTGTGAAATAGATGTGGATATAAAGAGCATAGAAAAAGAGAAAGAACTAAATGAAGCATAAAGTTAGTAAAGAAATTTTATACCACTTTAATTGTGGTAAATGTAACAAATGGTGGACTATCTCAGACCACCATTTTTTATCTAAAGAGGGTTTAATTATATGTCCCCATTGTGGACATAAAGAAGAAGTAAAAGAAGTTAAAAATGAGACGAATGGATGATTGGATTACCGAATTACATTACAAAGAATTCCTCACACCAAAATATGAGACAGGGGATTTCTATTGGGAAAACGGTAAAATGGTAATGAGTGAACAATACCACCTTAAAAGAGGATATTGTTGTGGTAATGGATGTAAACATTGTGCATATTGGCCACCTCACCAGAAGAACAACCCCAAACCTAAAACAAATTAATGTTTGAAGTATTTATAAGAAAACAATAATATGCCCGAATTTGGAACATATGGTATGAACTTTCCCTTTTCTGAAAGCAGATTGGGATACATGTTTGATTTAACTGATACGCCAGAGGAGGAAATCAGAGCAAACTTAATACATCTTCTTTTAACTAGAAAAGGAATGAGGTATTTCTTACCTGATTATGGGACTAGGCTATACGAATATATATTTGAACCCTTAGACACCATTACCTTTGACTCTATAGAGGCAGAGATAAGAGAACAAGTACAAAAATATATACCAAATTTAAGGATAGACAGTATAATAATAACTCCATTAGCAGAAGCTGAAGAAGGTGAGGGTACATTAGTAACTGATAATGACGATAGAGTATTTAGAGTAGCGGGTGCGGGGACAGATGATTATACCGCTAAAGTTAGAATTGACTTTACTACAACGAGTAGTGCTTTCGAAACTAAAGATTTTGTAACTATTAATTTATAATATGGCCAATAATAAGATTTCATACACAGAAAGAGATTTTGTAGGATTAAGGACTGACCTACTAAGATACGTAAGAGAACAATATCCTGATTTAATTCAAAATGCAAATGATGCTTCTATATTTTCAGTTCTGTTAGATTTAAACGCTGCGATAGGAGATAATTTAAATTATCATATAGATAGAAGTATACAGGAAACTGTATTACAATATGCACAACAACGTTCCTCTTTATTTAATATAGCGAGGACTTACGGATTGAAAATTCCAGGAAATAGACCTTCAGTAGCTGTCACTGATTTATCAATTACAGTTCCTGTAATGGGAGATAAGGAAGATGTGAGATATGAGGGGTTACTTAGAAGAAATTCACAATTTAAAGGAGCGGGTCAAGTATTTGAATTGGTAGACGATGTAGACTTCTCTTCAGCTTTTGATAGTAGAGGGTTCCCAAACCGAACTAAAACCCCAAATTTTGATTCTAATGGTAATGTTATAAATTACACTATCACTAAAAGAGAAGTGGTGGTAAATGGAGTCACTAAAGTGTTTAAGAAAGTTATAACAGATGGAGATGTTAGACCATTTCTTAAAGTATTTTTACCAGAAAAGAATGTTTTAGGGGTTACTGCATTGATTCAAAAAGATGGAACTAGTATTCAAGCTTTACCAAAGAATGTAGACTTTATTAATTCAGATAATAAATGGTACGAAGTAGACGCTTTAGCACAGGATAAAGTTTTTATTCCAGACCCAGGTAAAAAAGGAGACACTCCAGGAATAAAAGTAGGAAAATGGGTTAACACCAATAAAAGATTTGTAACAGAGTACACCCCAGAAGGATTTTTCCATTTAACATTAGGGGGTGGAAGTAGTTCTGCGGAAGATTCGTTAGAAGACTTAACCTCTACAGGATATAAGTTAGATTTACAACAATATATGAATAACCTTTCTTTAGGGAGTACACCTAAATCTAACACCACTCTATTCATCCAGTACAGGGTGGGTGGTGGAAAATCTACAAATGTAGGACCCAATAGTATAAATAATGTTGCTACAGTAGATTTTGCTATTAACGGACCTATTAGTACCACTAATACCGCTGTTAGAGAATCTTTAACAGTTAATAATGTAAGTTCAGCAATAGGTGGAGCCAATCAACCTACAGTGGAGGAATTAAGAAATTATATATCTTTTAATTTTTCTGCACAACAAAGAGCTGTAACAATTAATGACTATGTATCTAGAATTCAGACAATGCCTAGTATATATGGTGCACCCGCAAAAGTCGGGGTGATGGAAGTAGAAAATAAAATAATGATTAATCTACTCTCTTATTCGGAAGATGGAGCACTAACATCAAAGGTTAGTACGACGATGATGAGAAATATTGCAGAGTATTTGTCAGACTTTAGAATGTTAAACGATTATATCAGTGTTACTTCAGCAGAAGTTATCGATTTAAGTACACAAATCGATTTAGTTATAGACCCAGGTTATAATCAAGCAGAAATAGTGACAAATGTAATAGATAAAGTATCAAGTTTCTTTAATCCAGATAATAGGGAAATGGGACAAGATATATTCACTGGAGAGATGGTTAAGGATATAACCAATCAACCAGGAGTAATAAATTTAGTAGAACTAAGATTATATAATAAAGTAGGAGGTGAATATTCCCAAAATACTGTATCTCAACCTTATAAAGACCCAACCACCAAAGAAATCGCTCTAATTGACGGAACTATATTTGCACAACCAAATCAATCTTTCCAAGTTAAGTTTACCAGTAAGGATATTGTTATTAGGGTTAAATCAATGGCGCAACCAACCATAAGTTAGATTGATTTACATATTTACGCTTTTAATTACCTTTAATTTTAATTAAATAAATATTTATTTGCCAAATTTAAGGTATGCAAAAATCTTATAGAATAAGAACAAAAATAGGTGAAGATTCTCACATCAAAGTAAATCTACAACAAGACTTTGATTTATTAGAGATTCTAAGTTTAAAATTAACCCAATCAGAAGTGTATTCGAGATTGTGTGCTGACTATGGTGTAGTAGTCGGAAGAGTGGTCGCAAATAGTGGATTGGGTATACCGAATGCAAAAATTTCTGTTTTTATTCCTTTAACTGATGAAGATGCACAAGATGAAGTTATAACCGCTTTATATCCCTATACTGATGTAACAGATAAAAATGACGAAGGATATCGTTATAATCTTTTACCTACCACAAAACAACATAATCGTCACGCCGCTACAGGAAGTTTTATGGGTGCAGAAGAAGTAATATCTAATCCTTTAAAATTAGAGGTTTATGAGAAGTACTATAAATTTACCGCAAAAACTAATGAGAATGGGGACTTTATGATTTGGGGAGCACCTATTGGAGTTTACCAAATTCATATGTCGGTAGACGTAAGTGACATAGGCTGTTTTTCCATGAAACCCTTTAATTTTATTTCACAAGGAGTACCAGCAGAAAATTTTAAAAGTTCAGCAGAGTTCAAATCTTCAGAAAACCTAGATACTCTCCCCCAAATTGTAATTCAAAATAAAACTATAGAAGTTGTACCATTTTGGGGGGATGATGAATTATGTAATTCAGGAGTTTCTCGAGTAGATTTCGATTTAAGAGATTCTAATGTAGAGATAAGACCTAATGCCTTATTAATGGGAAGTATTATTAGTGATAATAATGTAGAAAATGTAGGTTGGAAATGTGGACCATCTAAAAGAATGGGTGAGGTATGTAAACTAACTACAGGGTCGGGAAAAATTGAAGCAGTCAGATTTACGATACATAAAGAAGAAGATGGCTGTACCCCTAAATTAGAAAGGATAAATTTATATAAAATAGGTGGTAATGGTTCCTTTGTTGCAGAGGTCCCAATGAATCTGGATTATCTCTATACTGATGAGTATGGAAACCAACAGATATCTGATGACCCATCTGTCGGTGTTCCAACAAGAGGAAAATATAGATTTAGAATTTCTTTTGACCAAGAATATTCCTCAGAATCTAGAAAAGCCAAATACCTAGTCCCAAACCTACGAGAATATACCAACCAATATTTTCCTAATAGTTATAGTTTTTCTACTAATTTATTAGATTATCCTGAAGCGGACCCAGCATGGGGTGATAGTTGGGAGACTTCTCCAGCTTTCTTAACACAAGATTATTTTTATGAGATGAAACCAGATAGAGTATATTCGGTAACTCAACACATTGATTTATATAGGAATAATTATCAACCGATGCCATTTGATGGAGATGTGACTACAACTGGTGCGTGGCCCTTTACAAGAGCAGGACAAGGCTCCAAAGATAATAGATGGAATTTTATTGGTATTAAAAGTACTAATCCTGCATATGAAGCAGATTGTAGTGGGACCATAAAAGAGTTTCCACCAAATGACGGATTTAGGGGCGGTTCTTTTATATTCTTAATGACTCAATTAAATCTTTTTGTGACACAATTAGCGATTTTCGTGCCCTTTATGTTATTGGCTTTAAGTGTTATAATTGGAACCTTTAATCTGTTTATGCAATTAGTAGCCATGTTTGCAGACTTAGCAGCCCATAGTGCGGAGTTTATAAACTTTGTGGTTGGGTTAGGTGTTAATGTACCTTTAGGTGATATTCTAGGGGCGGTAGGGACTATTATTGGTGTATTTTTAATTGCTGCTACTGAAATTACACTATCTTTAATTATGGTAAGTGCAATTACCTCTATGAAATATAGGTTACCTTTAACAAAATATGATGAGTGTGAAAACTGTAACTGTGGTAACTTTTTTAAATTAGATATAATAGGTGTGTTCGGGTTGGGAGACTTTGAGGAAGAAGCTGGAGATGTTCTAGTGGATGACCCTTTATGTCAAATACCACCTCTATGTTCAGACCCAAGTGACCCAGGAGGTAGTAGTTGTGCAGGGAGTCCATTATATTATAGTGAGATTCATGGAGAAGAATTAGAGAATCAAGGAAGAGGAAGACTTAGTAATAAGGGGTGTTATACTATTAGTTATGATGGTTCTGGATTTAGAACTGCCTTTGTGACGGCACTTATCACCTTAGCTATCGCGGGAATTGCATTAGGGATAATTCCAGGTGCGGGAGCTGCTGTAGGACCTTTAGTACAAGACTTAGTTATTGGGGGATTTGTTGCGGTAATTGCTGCTTTTCTATTAGCACGTTTAGCGACTATCTTTACGGCACTTAATGAATGGAGGGTAAGAAAAAATATATATAATGGATTGTGTCAAGGAGTATTTAATCTAGGATTTTGGAATTCATGGATTAGAGGGACCCTATATCACTTTAGATTTGAAAATAAAGTAGATGTAATAGTAGATGATGCCACCCTTCAAGAGACGAGAACAGATTTTTGTTGTAGAGATGTAATTATTACTCCAGAAGATTTAAGTGCAGATAATCCACATTATTACTATAGGTCATGTCCTTGGGGAGTAGCAGGATATATACCAGATGGTGGGGCCGCAGTCCAACAAATGAATTGGCAATACTTCTATACTGATAATGCTGATAATCTTGTACCTGCCTCTATAACCTATAGGGGAAATAAAGGGATAAACTACCCTACCACTTTAACTGAATTGGGTACTTTTGAAGATTTATCAACGAATAATTATTGTGTAG